TATGGCAGATGCATAATAAGCAGCAAGGCAGTTGGTCTATCGGAGGCCGACTTCCCGCAGCAGATGAAAAGGAAAATCCTTGGGTGGCGCAAGAATTCACACCCGCAGAACTCGTTGTGGGTAGAAAAACTATATCTTGGAAAGGCAGATCTCTTGATGATGCAATTAAAGATATTAGATCTAACGTCATCTACGGTGAGGCTATAACGGAATTGGCACTTGGATTGAAATCAAAAAAGACTTTGAGAGCTTTTTGTATTGGTGGAAATATGTATGTTGCAGATTCCCACACCATTCCTAAGGATTGTGATTTCAGTCTGAGGATCAAATATGGTACTAAGGCCAATCACCTTGCTAACTTTATTGAGTGTAAGATGTCGCAACGCGACTTGTATCGCTTACCACAACATGATCTAGTATTTTTCAATCTTTATTCACTACCACCTCGTCGCTCTTTCAAGGATTGTATCGCTAAGCAGGATCATCACACTGTATGTGACGGAGTTCTACTCACACGCAATGACGATGGGCTCATCAAACGCAACACTTGTAAGGCTATTAAACCAGCTGTGTGCGATGGTGTCCGATCTTGGGAGATGGTCCCTGAAACTCCCACCCTTAATGGTGAATGTGGTTCCGTCCTCTTGGGTAACACACCAATGGGTCCCGTTATTCTTGGACTACACCAGCGTGGTGGAACTACAGGTTACGCGTCATCTATACGCTTAACCGAGGAGCTGGTCGATCTGGCTACTGATGCACTCGGAAAGATCGTTGATACGATTGGTCCACAACTACAGGACGCTGATGGGCGAGATATAATCTTGCAGCCAGTACACCATAAAAGTGTTTTCCAGTACATTGAGTCTGGAAATGTTGAAGTGTATGGTTCGTTTCCTGATTTTGCGCGAACACGCCCATCTAAAGTGCAACCCACCTTCGTTTCTGAAGCTTTCGAAAAGCGGGGATACGAGGTAACAACTGGTAAACCCGTTATGAAAGGGTGGGTACCATGGCGTCATGCTGCGGTCGATGTTGTACAGCAATCACACCTAGTATCTGCTAGTGAAGTATTTGAAATAGCCAATTCTTTCGCAGGAGAGATTTTGCAGGAACTATCTGTAGATGACCTCATGGAGATGGTTATATTGGATAATGAATCAACGTTAAATGGACTCCCAGGAGTGAAGTACGTGGACAAGATGAAACGTAACACTTCTATGGGTTTCCCTTGGTGCAAAAAGAAGATTCACTACTTGGAGAAGAAAGGTGATCATGATATCTGGTTGGATTATGTAGAATTCGATGAACCCTTCTACACACGCGTGGACGATATCATTGACAAATATTCCAAGGGAATACGAACTTGTCCTATCTTCATGGGCCATCTAAAAGATGAAGCACAAGCTCTCCGTAAAATAAGTGCGGGGAAGACTAGAGTCTTTTGTGGTGGACCGGCAGATTGGGCATTTGTGGTGCGGAAATATCTTCTAACGACTGTTCGTGTTATCCAGAAAAATCGCACTATCTTTGAATGTGCGCCAGGTACTAACGCAACATCGGTCGAATGGTGTGAATTATACCACTATTTAACCACCTTTGGTGAGGGACATATGGTGGCAGGTGATTATAGTAAATTCGATAAGAAGATGGGTGCCGTATGGATCCTAGGCGCTTTTCGAATTTTAGCCTTAATTCTCCTTGCTGCCGGTTGGGAAGAGACCGATCTAATCGTCGTCCGGACCATGGGGTACGATATGGCTTATGCTTATTGCAACTTCCATGGCGACTTGGTTCAATTTTTGGGCTCAAATCCATCAGGTCACCCTTTAACAGTTATAATCAATAGTCTGGTTAACTCGATGTATATGCGTTACTGCTGGAAGCACTCTGGAGAATGCTTAAGCGAGTTCAAGAAATGGGTCAAGTTGATGACCTATGGTGATGACAATGCTATGGGTGTACATCCGGAAAAGGCGCATTTCAACCACACCTCGATTGCTAATATCTTAGCCACCATAGGAGTGGTGTATACTATGCCTGATAAAAATGCTAAGTCTGTACCCTTCGTACACATTTCTGAGGTTTCTTTCTTGAAGCGGATGTGGGTATGGAATGAATCTTTGCAACAATACGTAGCGAAATTGGATGAAGAATCCATAGCGAAGATGTTGACAATGTGTATTCCGAGCTCTGAATTGTGTGCAGAAGCACAAGCTGTAGAGGCGATGCAGTCAGCCATACGCGAATATTTCTACTATGGTAGAAATATATTTTTAGCCAAGAAAGCTTGTTTCACGGAGGTTCTAGATGAATTGGATTTACGTCCATATATGCTTAGAGATTGGCCCGAGTTCGATGATCTCGTTAAAAATCATCAAGAAGCTGCTCCGGGTTGCATCCATAATGGGTGCCCTCAGTGCTGCACGGGCTGTCGTGAGA